GGTGTCGCGGCAGCGCGGGGGGTGCGAGACGCGGATCGCGCTCACGCGGTTGCGTGGGGTCGCTGTTGAGTTCACGGGAGATAAGCGGGACTTATGTATACGGCGGTATCGCGTAGCGGGCGCGTATCACTTCTGTCGCGGGCGCGTGCCGCGTCGCTCACTCAGGTCTCCGAGCGCACACGAGCGAACGAATCGCGGAGCGCGTTCGCAGTGCGCGTTGGATCGCGTCTCATCGCGTCGCTCTCTCACGTCACTCGCGCTACTCCTGTTACCCCAGCGAAACGCGAGCTCGGCGACTTCGCGTAGCGAATCGCGCTCGCTGAGCGGACGCAGCGTCACAGGTAAACCCCGAGCCAATCTTTTTTTTGTTTGACCGGTAGTCGAACTTGCGAGGGGTGTTTGATGTATTGGGCGCGGCGCAACATTTTTCAGAACTTTCCCGCGAGGGCCAATCTCTAGGAAAAAGGTTTCCCCAGGACACGTTTTCCATTTTTTTCGACCTTGATTTTGACTCCCTATTCAAATGTGTTAAAAATTTTCCAAAAAATTCTTTTGCGGTACTCTCCCGCGAGGCCCAATTTGCCGGAATTGAGGTAATTCAATCTCAATAGACTGGTCTTACGAGATGTAAGATTTAGCAGGCAATGGTTGTCGCAATCGGCGGGTTTCGCGACATGGGCGACCCCAATGACCCACGTCGACGTCGTGGTGCAGCACCGCAAGCAGCAAATATTCCAGGACTGCCGCAAGGTGACCGCGAGATCATGCGGCGCGAAGGTGACAGCATGGTCTACTACAGCCCCGAAGCAGGGTTGTCGATTGAAGCTTCACGCCGAGCAAGAGGTCGTGATCCCGGCAAGCAACGTATAAGAGATAAGCAAATCACTGATGAACTCGACAGGATGGCAATGGCTGAGGCTGTCGCCTCTAGTGATCCAGAAATTGCCCGTCGCTTCTTTAGCGATCAACTCGGACAAGGCGAATTAGACGTCAATTTGACGTCGAGGGCGGCTGAATTAGCAGCAGTTATGCCTGAAATCGGCCCAAGGGGGGCGCTAAAGATTGCTGCTGCAGAGTTCGAGGCAGGGTCACCGGTAACCAGGCGCTCGCCAAGGGAGGTAAATCGACGTATTTCGCAGGAAATGGTCGACAAAATTGGCGAAATGACAGAAATGAGGGAGTTATTGCCAGAAATCAATCGCTTAGAGCGTGAAGCAGCGACTGAAGCTTCCCTTATGGGCAAAGACGCGGCACAGACAATGGAGCCGGGGCAATACAAAACCCTCCTTAGGGCTCTGAAACGCCGAGATGAGGCCGCCAGAAGGGTAGATAGCCGGGTTGGCGCAGTTCTATCAGACACAACCCCAGCAGAAAACGCAGCAATATCGCAGGAAATCGGTGCTCGTGGTCGGATGGGCAAAAAGAACAATCCATATGCGCAGCAGCGAGCGCAAAAACCGGTCGAAGAGGCCTATGAAGTACCTGTTCTGGTGGCTCCTGTCATAGGAGAGAGGCAAGGCACTCCTCAATCACCAATTCTCTGGAATAAGGACGCTCGAAAGTTACCGTATTTCGATACCAGAAAGGTTCAAGTTGCCAAGTTGAACCCTCAAATGATTGTTCCAGTTGAGGTCGCTAGCGCGCTGGGACTCACCAACATGGTTGAGGAGCCGAACGAACGCGACTTGCAAGGCGTAAACGTGCCCGCCACAGAGCGAACTTATATCGCTGGAGCCGGTAGAGGCGAACCGACAAGTTTCGTGCCTGGCTTTACCGATCGCGACGATCCGGCCTCGAACTACACGCCAGCAGATATCACGCTAAGTCAAGCGGTCCAGCAAATTGAGTTTGAAGGTAGGCCGAAAATCACGACCATGCGCTACGGCGAAGACGTCAGAGAGGATAGCCAAGGCCGACTATTTACTGGTAATGGGGTTCAGGTTTTCCCGATGCAAAACCAGCCAGCTGGCTTTGCCGAAAAAGGTTTAATCGAGGTTCGCGTTGGCAGCCCCAACATGCTGTCTAACGAGGCCATGAATCGTTTAGCGCAACTGTTTTCAGGAATGCCTGGAATGGAGGGCTATCAGGTTCTGATGACCAACCCCTTGGAAGATCCGACGATCAACCAAGCTCAGAATCGTTTGCTCCAGATGGCGATCGACGCGGAAATCCTGGCCGGAGCGAGCAAGTCAGACACCGGGGATATGGGAGCAGATCCGACCCGCAAACCCACTTATCAAATGATCCGGGCTTTGAAGGCAGGTAAGGGGCTGCCTCCTACAGACCAAGAGCTTGGCAATGTAGACATCTTGAGTCGATTGACCGGTGACGACTACAACGAAGCCATTACTGGAATTCTCCGATCTAGCGATATCAACCCTGCTGTCAAAGAACTAAGAACTAAATACCGGCAACTTGAAGGCGAAGGAGTCAACCCCAAACACTTCGATAGATACGCCAAGGCCTTGGGTCAAAGGGAGCGAGTTCCGACTGAGCGAGAGCGCGAGGAGATGGAAGCCGTGAGAGAGCAGTATCGAGCATTGCCCGACTTTGCAAATCAAGAGGAGCTCGACGCCCTGACAGGTCTACGACATACCAGGCAAGACCGAGCCGTTGACTTTGCGGCTATACGACAAGCCACTATTCAAGCAGCATCAAATATTCCGCAAGCAGCGGTCGCGAATTCCGTTGATCAGTCTCAGCTGAACGCTCCTGCGAGCCCGGTCAACAAGTTTGTCGAAGAGCGGAAGCAGCAAATCATCAACAAGTTCCGAGGAATCAACCGATGAGCAAGAAAAGAGAGAAGGCCAAAGGCCTCGCCCAAGCATTCAAGAAGATGAGCAAGCCCGCCAGCAAAGGCGGAACTGGCGGTACTTTTACTGCTGCTGCAACTAAGGCAGGCTATGGCGATTCGCCAGAAGAGCGTAAAAAGTTCGCCAATGAAGTGCTTGCCAATAAAGATGACTATTCAGACAAAATGGTCAAGAAGGCGAACTTCTACAAAAACATAATCTCGAAATAGCAATAGCTAATATTGATGTAATTAGCGGATAGTCGTGTGGCGGCGAGTTCTTGGAGAACTTGGCAGGATCGAACTCCTGGCTTCAAGATCATGGATCGAGGTGCGGACTCATTGGCTCGTGTGCTTGACATGGCCATTCAGAGTAAAAGTGATCGCGAAGAAACATCTGCTGGAGCATTTGGTTATGAAGAGGGGTCGCCTCAGAAGGCAAAGTCACGGCGATTCGGTGGCGATGTCTTTCTGACCGAAGGCGAATTCGGATCGATTACGAATGATCGGAATAACAAGCCAGCTCAGGACTCATTAATGATGTGGGCAGGACAGTGGTCCAGTGGTCCATTCGGGTTGGGTGTTCCAGGAGCCCCGCCATCTGAAGGCGAACAACCACCTATGAACGCTTAAAAATGGTAATGCGGTTTGCGGGAACACAGCTTGCGGGAAAACTTCTCCCAGCACTAAAACAAATCCTGGTTCCAACCAACGAAGCGGGCAAAATCGCTTACGGGCAGCTGGCGGCTCGTTATGCGCCTGATGTGTTGTATTCAGGCTTGAGCGCCACAATGCTTCCGCAGGGAGCTACCGGACTAGAACGCGCAGGTGTCGCGGCTGAAGATCTTGGCATTGGCCTAACTGCATCCGTCCTCGGCCAGGTCCTGGGCGGTACTGCCGCAAACAAACTGCGATTTGCTAAGAAACCGCTTGGGCCAGAGGGTAAAGCGATGGCTGCAACCTTGGGCGACGTGATGGTCGGCGCACCAGTAAACATGTTTGCGCCCCGCCCAGTGTTCGAGGGCGCTTTGAATCGAATCACTGAGGATCAGTACAAAAAAGCCCAGGAACAAGAAGCGGCTCAAGCCCAGGCCATGCAGCAGATGTCTGAAGGCCAGGCTCAGCAAGAGTTGATTGCATTACTGCTTAGCGCAGGTGCTACGGGAGGAAAGCTTCTCTAATGGCTCAATTACCCGACAATCCGACTCTCGAAGAACTAGGAAAAATATTTACGCAAGCCTTCAAAGCATCTGGCAAGAGCTACGAAGACTTTCAGCAGCAAAAATATAATTATCAAGCTGATAGGCCTCCAGTTGCACAGATGTTCGCGGCATCGCCGGTTGCTGCTGTAACCAGGCAAATTCTCCCGGAGAAGGCCGGGGATACCAAGCTAGGCAAGCTCATTGCCGATCTCGTGCCCGAGAGGTACAGGAAAAAAGTCGAGGGTATTGGCTTAGGCGGCTATCCAGCCGAGGCGTTGGCTGAGTTTTCTGCGGAGCGTGCTAAAGACCCAGAGCTGCGAGAGAGATCGGTTGAAGTCGGCAAAATTCCACTAGGACCTGATGGCTTTGAAGCCCCAGCAGGCGCAGGTAATTACCGAGCAAAAGCGGCTCAAGCAGCAGGTGTTGTCGCAGCGGATTTAGCCAGCGACGGCATGCGCAATATCTGGTGGTTCCTGAACGCGCCTCAAGCCATTGCCCAGGTGGCAATGTTCCAGGGGATCAACGAGGCAACGAAAAGGCAGCAGGAAGAAGCACCAGTGGGACTGGGCCAGGCCAAATTCAGGGGGCAGGCGCCGGTCATCAGGAATAGAAACCTGCGCATGGCAGCAGCGGCACCTGCCTGGATTGCAGCATCGATGGGCGTCGGAAACTTCATGCGACAGCCTGGATATAAAGCAGTGCTGCCAAGCGAAGACGATCCAACGCAAACCTCGAATCCAGCAGGGGAACTGGCAAGTCGGTACTTCCTGGGACGATCTGGAGCATTGCTCCCTTACGACGAGTTCCGAAAGGAACGGCCTGATGTGAGCCGACAGGAGTACAACGCCTACAAGAATTACCTGTTCTCCGGCATGTCACCACTGAAGGCAACGATCGAGGGGCCTCAAGGACCAGAGGTCACATTCATGGGTAAGAGCATCCCCTTGGCGACCGGTCTCCTGCCGATGGCCGCAGCCGTTGTTGGCGCTCGGCGTGGAGTGAAGCGTGGCATGACCAAGGTCGCGTCGAAAAGATTAAACAAAGAGCAAGGCTCTGGCAGCTACAAGGATGAATTAAATCAGAGCCAAACGATCAAGGCAATGGAAGAAGACCGCAGAAATAACCCCGACTCAGTCATCTCAGATGCAGAACTGGCAAAGGAGAAAAAGCTTTTGCGGGACATGATTGATAACAATGAAAACACTGTTGCCAAATCAATCATTGCCAACACCAGCGCTTATACAGGTGGAGCTGCGCTGTCTGGATACGTTTTAGAATCGCTAAGACGGGCTCTGAAGGGGCGCGCTCCAGCAACTGAAGAAGAGCCGTAAGAAATGTCATTCGGAACGACACAAGGACAAAACCTGCTTGGTGGGCTTTCGGCTGCTAATTACGGAGGTGATTCAAGGCTGGGCGAAGCCTATTTACGGGGCAGAACTTATCTCGAAAATGCGCGAGCAAATATAGAGATGGAAGAGGCAGGGCTGAAGGCTCGCCAGGGTGGTCAAGAGAAATCAGGACCAGATTTCTTGGGCCTAGGTCTTGACCTCTTGGGCGGCATCGGAAGAAGCATCTTAAGGAGCGGAGGCGGAAGTGGGAGTGGCGGTTACGGCGATTTTGCTAAAGCACCTAAGGGGCTTGATACGAGCAACTACACCGGCTTCTTTGAACCAGGCTCATTCACATTCTTTAATTAGATAAATGCCATTCAGAATGGATCCGCTTGATTACTTCTACGCCTCTAGCGGCCTTGATAAAAAAGAGCGTAACGGAGGAACCTTTTTCCAGGAGAGTTCTTTTACGTCGCCAACTGAGGATATGTTTGGCGCGGCTCGAAACTATAGAGCCACTATTGGAAAGCCAATGGATTTTGGCAGCAATGACTTTTCGATGAGCACAAGCGCCAGAGACTCCATTCTTGGGTCAATGGGAGCGCAGCAAGCCGCCGAAATTGGAGCTGCTACAGGCGCACTAGGAGCAATCGCTGGGCGCAAAGCCGCAAAAGAAAGAGCAGAAATGTACGAGAAAATGGCAAAGAGGAGTCAACCCAAAAAGTCGGGCAGCGGCGGCATATTCAGCAAAGTCCTGGGAACCGCTGCGTCCTTTATTCCGGGCGTTGGGCCAGCTGTTGGCGGAATTATTAGTGGCTTAGGTTTTTGAATATTTGAACTCTTAGAATAAATTCAAAGGTTTTGTTGTAGTCAGGAAAAACATGCAAAGCGTTCCCAGGCGCGTTCGCGGACCCCTCCCTAGCAATACCTTCACCAGGAAGGCCGCTGCCGATGATCCGGGCATGCTCGAATCATTAATGGCCTCGATAGGTGGCTACGACCGAAAGCAGATGGGTAAAGCCTTCATGTCTGGCAAGGCAGGAAGCCCAGGCTTTATGAATAGGGCAGCTGCCTTTGCTGGAAGAAACAAGGTGCCTCTAGCGGGCGCGGCTCTGCTGGCATCTGCATTGGGCGCGGCGGGTGAATTCGATGGAGAAGGATTAGGCACCGACACTTCGCAAGCGACCGGGCGCTTCCTCGCTGACCTTGCGACTACTGGCGGCTTGGCAGCCCTTGGCACTGTTATCGCTCCCGGCGTTGGCACAGTCGCTCTTCCTCTAGTCGCATCCATGCTGGGCGTGCAGAGTGGCGCTGGACAGGCAGGCGCAAACATCGGTGAAGGTATTTATAACGCGATTACTGGCACTGAAGGGGATAAGCAAAGAAAGGATTACGCCAAAAACGAGAGATTGAAAACACAATTAGCGATGGAACGGTTGAGTCAGGTGCTTCCGTTGCAGGAGAAGTTTGCAGAGATGGCTGATGCCCGTGCCATTAACATGGCGCGCCAGAACATGATTAATCAGCGCGATTACAACTTCGGCAACACTCTGGATGCTGCAACACTACTTGGCCAGCAGAACTTCGCCAACCAGCTTCTGATGAATCAACAGACTCTGTACTGATGGCATTCAATATTTACCGATCTGCCATAAGGCCAGACAACAGCGGAACCATGGACTTCATGGACAATGTGGATTTCCGCAATGTCAAAAGCACTGCTGCAACAAACGCAATGCAGCAAGCTTTAATGGCAGATTTTGCGATGAGATCATCAATGGCCAAGCAGGCTTTGAATGAGATGGGTGCTACAACTCGCGATCAAATGCTTCTGGACTATTACACAGAGCGCGACGATAAAAACAGGGAGGCAAACAAGAAGACAAACAAGACGGCAGCACTGCTGAGCCTGCTGGCTGGCGGCGGAATGAAGCTCCCTGACCTTGGTTCCAAGGGCCGAGATCCTCGGGCCGAGTTGATTGCTAACCAGAACTTCCAGATTGGCAATAAATCCAGGCAGGACAGTCAATCGTTGCTGGTTCCTGATCTCATGTATAAGGAAGCCCACAAGAGCCTTAACGCCGGTAGAGGGCCAAGCAGCTCAGGGCAAGTAAGCCTGCCAGCGAACCAGGTTCAGGTGCAGCAACCAGCTAAACTTGAGTCAGCCACAGTCGCTCCAAACACTGCAAGTGCGACAGCGCTGAACACATTTTTCCAGGACATGTACAAGCAGTTCTTGAGGGAGAAAAAATGAACGATTTTTCTGAGTTTTTTAGTAATTACGTCCTGGCTGGCAAAGACGAAAAGGAGCAGAAAGAGCGCTTCAATCAGTCGATGGCACAGATCCAGGAAATGGCTGACGATGCCAGATCAAGGTCTCAGACCACGCCTGAGCAGCGGAGAATAAATCAGGACATTGAGATCGAGGGCGCCGAAAAGACACTCCCTCTGATCGAGCAGTTAAACACAAGCCTCCAGCGGACTGGAGTAGAAGATTTTAGCCAAAGGCAAGACGTTCGCAGTGACGCTCGCTCACGAGCTGAAAGTGAATACGTCGTCAATTCACTGAGACTGTCAGACCCTTTCCTGAAGGAATCGCAAGCCAGGCGCATACAAGACAGCGATACTTACAACAAGCTGATTGACAATCGTGCCAAAGATGATGCAGCAGCGCGGTCCCTTCAGGGTAAAGGGCTGGATCTATATGGCAGAGGCCAGGTCATGGACCTAGCCAGGAGCCTTGCGCTCGGAGCAGCAATTCTCTTCAGTTAGAACTATGAGTAGCGCAGCATGGACACCGGCCACCCTTGCGGGTGACTTGTACACCTCAGGGATGAGCGGTCTTAGTCAGGCCGTTGACAAGTGGAAAGACAACGAAGCGATTGGTGGACTCGTCGCGGGGTCGATGATCGACAACTACACGACCCGTGCGAACATGGGTTCGGAGCTGTTGTACAACCAGGCAATGGCCAGCCATCTGGGGGACCTCCAGACGCAGCTGGAAGGAACCAGAACAGCTAACCAGGCCCAGCTCATGGGCGTCGAGGGCCGGATCGCGAAAGACCTCATCAATGCTCAGGGACAGCAGCAGATCCTTGGCATTAGAGAAACTGGTGCACAGCAGCGCGAGAATATTGGCGCACAGGGTGCTCAGGATCGCCTCAACATTGGTGCACAGGGTGCTCAGGATCGCATGAGCCTGAGGACGAAGGGCTCCGAGGATCGCAAGGGAATCGTCACGGCTGGCCAGCAAGAAAGGCTCAACATTGGCAAGCGTTACCAAGAAGAGCGTGGCATGCGAGCTGACGCCCGTGGAGCAATCCGCTCGCTCGGCGCTCGCTTCTTCGGCTAATGGCAAAACCCGCTGAGGGCCAGATTCAGGATTTCCTAGCTGCGCTCGACAACGCTCATCGCGAGGGCTTTTTGGCCTACGCCGAAAACACCTACTCGGTCTACGAGGTCTGGCTTTATGCCTGCGTCCTCGGCTACCAGGGCACATTCCCGGCGCTGGAGAAATGGATTCAGAGCACCTTCCCGAAATTGAATCGGCGAGAAATCATGCTCGCTGAGATCGTCAAGCTCGAAGGAGATATCGACTATCTACGGCAGCAAGTCCAGGCGGATCTGATCAAAGCTGATGCAGCGGCGACTCGTATTGCTCACCTGTCGAAAGAGCTGCGTGGTCATGTCATGGATGTCGACAAGCTGACCAAAAGCCTTGATCGCAGGGGGCTGGTGATGTCTGGCGCTGACAAGGTGATGCGTGACTTGCGCATGATCTTCAAATCATCAGAGGAAGTTATGCCTGCACTTGAGTTGGCATTCGAATCCATCTGGGCGGACCTTTGCGAAGAGAAGTAATGGCCTCAATCAACAAGCCAATCAAACAGATGCTCGCAGATCCGCGAGTCAATATCCCGGCCACCATGCTTGCCCAGGCAGGTTTATCGGCCTACGGAAACACATTGGAAGAGAACCAGTACGAAAAAGGCGATGGCCGGTTAATCCTTGAATCAATCATGGCCGCACTTGGCGGTGGTGCTGGAGCGGTTGCTTCAAGAAGGATTGGACGTGTCGCTCCAGAAGTAATCCGCGCGACCGTTCCCGATCGCAATCGGGTAATGATTCGCAGAGCGCTTGCTAATAATCCAGAGATTGACAGGCTTCGTCAAGCAGCGCCAGCACTCACCGCAGTCCTCGCTTCAGGTGCTGGCGCAGGTTTCGCAGGTGGTGTTCTGGCTCCATTTATCGCAAGCAACTTAAATGCTCTAGGGGTCCCTTCAATGTCTGGCCGCCAGCAGGACTATTACGAAGAAGATCAACCTGCGATGTCCCAACAAGAGCTCGCCGCAATCGCGCAAGCAATAGCTGACGCAAGCTAAGGATTTAAGGGAGAAAATTTCTGACAACTAAAAACGGCTGATCCCTAGGGGGCTGCCTATTAAAACTGGATAGATTCGCGATATGGCAGGAAGCTCGATCTCTCAGGCAAAGTTGCGGTCTGCCAAGAACGCAGCAAAGGCCATTGTCAAGAAACAGGTAGAAGTCGAGCTGCCTGAATATGTCACCAAGGCGCGAAAGAACTTCGGCTACTTCTGTGAGCTGATGGGCAAGAAGCCAGCCCGTCATATGCGCGAGTGGCACAAGGTCTTTCTGACTGGTCAAAGCAATGACCATCTGCTGGATATTGCTGGGCCAAACACTTGCCTGCTCAGTCCGCGAGGCTCAGCCAAATCCACCGTACTGGGATTACTGCTTGGCTGGCTGATTGGTAGGCATGCTCTCGAAAAGAAGCTGCTTCGGATTCTCTATGTTTCATACAACGTCGACGTCGCTCGGAACAAAAGCGCAGCGATCAAGAACCTGATCTGCTCCAAGGAGTATCAGGAGATTTTTCCCTGTGTGCGCCTTTCCAAGATGCGTACCTCGGACGAACTGTGGAGCATTGACTGGGACTTTGCTGAAGTCGATGTCCGAGGCGAGGACGCATTCACCGTGGCCTGCGCTGGCCTGAAAGGAACGATCACCTCGAAGCGATCCAGTTTGATCGTGGTGGATGACGCCATCAAGAGTGCAGCAAGCATTGCCAACCCGGATATCCGCCGGGAGATGGAGACGAACTGGACGAACGTCATCGTGCCAACCATGTTCCAGGGAGCTCGCGCCATTGCGCTGGGAACTCGGTTTCACTTCGACGATCTGTTCGCAACGATCTTCACCGAGAAGAAGGGTTGGAAGTGCATTACTCAGTCAGCGCTGCACTACGACGATGACGGCAGGCCCAAGTCTTATTGGCCTGACATGTGGTCAGCGAAATACCTGCTGAAACTCCAGGCAGATGATCGCGTGGCATTCAGCTACCAGTACCTGAACCAACCAGTCAGGTCAAAAGAGTTGGGCATCTCGCCAGAGCTGTTTGTCAAAGGTGAGGTGCCAGATGTGTATGACACGGTCGGAGTGGGCATTGATCTGTCAGCTGGAATGACAGAGCGCAATGACTGGACCGTTTTCACCCTGGCTGGGCGGGTTGACGACAAGGTTTATGTCATCGACTACCGGCGCATGCGCTCGATGGGAAACATCGACAAGATCGAGGCGCTTTGCGAGTTACTGGTCGAATGGAACCTGCTTGAGGTCAATGACGAGGGGCATTACTTCAAGTCGATGTCACCGGTCGTCATTTGGCCAGAAGTCGTCGCCTATCAGAAAAGCTTTGAGGGCGACATGAAGCGGATCCTCTTCAATGAATGGCAGCTCTACAACCTCTCCATTAGCCCTGTAAAGGGTTTCCGTGGCGACAAGCTGGCTAGGTTGAGAGGAATTATGGGGCTCTTTGAGCACAAGAAAATTATTTTCAATAAATACCGTGATTTTAGTTGCATGGTCGATGAGATCGTCAACTTCGGACACTCGCCTCACGATGACTGTGCCGACTCATTGAATATCGTGGTACAAGGCCTTATGCGTCGTGGAAGTCCTCAGATTGAGTGGAACTAAAATAGAATTATGAGCCAGTCAACTCAAGACCGTTTCCGTCGCATTCTCGAAGCAGCTCGCAAGCGAGATGGCGGTGCAAATACCGACACGATGATCGTGAACAGTCATCTGTCGCAGATGAAATTGTTCATGTTGCGCCAGGGATTGGAGTTTTATCCAGGGCAGGATACATTCGGATTCCGAAAACAATTCCTCACTCAAGTCATTGAGGAGAACGAAATTGACACCCGTCTTGAGGGAATCGTTGATGATTTTCTGATTGACGGGAAAGGGCTCTTTTACTTCAGGCCTGTCCGGGATACATACCGGATCATGTGGTTCAGCGCAGATAACTATCGCGCGTTCTATGACTCAATCGGAGAACTGGAAGAGATTGAGCTGATCTACTCTTTCTCTGTCAGGCAGAACTCTGCCGCACCAGTTGGGCCAAGCGAGGGCGAAGGCTCACTGCGTTACGTCAAGCTGCGTGTGCGCAAGGACGAGATCAAGGAAACGATCACCAGCGAAAAGCCATCGTTCGACCAGAGCGCGCCAACGATGGCGTTCGCAGTCAACAAGACCAGAACGCTGACGAACAGCCTGGGGTTCATCCCTGCTGTTGAGTGCTTCAACAACATGCGTTCCACCGGTATGGACGCAACCGGCGAGTTCAACTGGCTGGCAGAGCAGATCGTGACCCATGACGATCTGGTCAAAAACATCCGCACCAATATTCACTTTTTCGGCAACCCGACTCTGCTGTCCAGTCGACCGAAGCACGACCTGGTCGAAACCGGTGATGACGGCGACAGCATGCGCCCCACGATCAGCTCTCAAGCTGGTTTCTATGCGGCGAATCGTCCGTCGACTCGTGTCAGTTCACCGCTAGGAGGCTCGGGCAGCGGCGGATTCAAAGTGCCGCGAATCATCGCCAATATCGAGGCAACTGACCGTGCTGCGTACATCACGCCTGACGCAGTCTCTGGCGACCAAAACCTGTACGCGAGGCAGTATCGAGAAGAGATCCGCACGGCACTTGGCGGCGTTGACGAGCTGGGCATCACCGCAGGCGCTACCGCCTACGAGATCAAGAGCTTGTACGGGAGAGCTGCAACGACTGCATCAAGACGTTGCAGAGGCTTGTTGACCTATGGCCTGTGCAAATTATTTGCACTGATTATTTATAACGAAGAAAAGATCTTCAAAGAATCATTTGCAGCTGCAATTGGCCTGGATAGGCCTATGGCTCCAATGCGGGAAGACTTCCCAGTTTCTGCGGATTACGGAGCAGCAGCAGCTGAATTTGATCAGATTATGAAAGAGTACGAGGGAACTCTTTCTCAAGAGATCGGCCAAGCAGTGCAAAGTCGACAGCTTCCACCTGGAACTGTCGGACTTATACCCGATGGAGACAGAAGAGTTGAGTGGAGATGGAAAGGTCCCGTCTTCGAGGATGGTACAGAGGATATACTTAATTCAAGTATTGTCGTTCGTAACCTCCAAGAGCTCGGCGTTAATTCGATCGAAGCTCTGCGTTACCTCTTCCCAGATAAAACTGATGAAGAAAGAAGCGCAATGCTCAGTGGCTATCCATTCCGAATGGCCCAAGCCACCCAGCAAAGTATTGGGACATTCCTGACGCTCGTCGAAAACATGCGTCAGATCCCGCATCCGCAAGCACCCGACTTACCGATGCTCGCGGATCCAAAACTGGATCTCACTCCGTACATTTATCGCGCGCTTGATTTCCTTAAGCGTGAGCTGACTTATGCAGGACAGTACAACGATGTCACAGGCGGCGGCGATCCCGCAGGCCTCGATCCCATCGAGCGCGCCCGCGCCGACGCAGGCTTACCAATCAGCGCCGGCCCAGAGCGCCCCAGCTTCGTACCAGACAGCTTCGGTGCCGCAGCAGGTGGACCCGACGCCTTACCAGCAGGCACCGGCGGCACCCCAGGCCAACCCATGGCAGCAGGCGTTCGAGCGTCTCAGCGACAGCTTGAGCGCGACGCGGAACTCCCAACCGCAGGCAGCCTACTCAACGCCGACCCCACAGGCAGCCCCTCCGCAGGCATGGCAGGGTTCGGCTCCGGCGCAGTACCAGGCAGCGCCTTCAACTTCGGGGCTGCAGACCTCAATTCCCCAAGCAACGCAGGCGTTCTCCCCACAGACACAGGCGCCCAGCTACAGCAACGAGCAGATCGCACCCGCGAGCGACGAGTATCTCGCCAGCGTAAGCAACGAAAGTCTTGAAGTTCTTGAGCACTTCGGTGCTGAAGCCCCGGCTCTCCTTAATCGCTACTCCTGTGTAGTCGAAGATGCTCTGTTGGCTCAGGCTCAGCAGACCGCTGAGACCATGCAAAAACTCGAAGAGCTTGGAGTTTCCCTCGATTCTGCAAAAGCAGTGATCGAGGCTGCAGCAGAGGACAACGCTGCGTACCACGTCATGCTGACCAACCCTGACATGTTGGCTGCATACGTGAACGACTTCTTCGGTCCTGAAGGTCCTTACCCCCAGGAGACTCCCGAAGATCGCCTCGCTGCAGAAGTTGCCGCTAGCACTCAGCAGTTCCAGGCACCGGCTCCCGCCTATCAGCGTCCAGAGATCGACATGCCCCAGCCTGGTGTGCAAGCACCACAGGGTGGCGACGACTTCTGGTCCACCTTCTCCGCGATGAGCGATCGGAATCCATCCGCCGCTTGGCAGATGTTGGCCCAGGCAGGCCCCGACGCACTGCGCAGCAAGATCCTGGTTTCTGAGGGGTGATCATGTCTGACTTCATGACTAAAGCAGCTGAACTGCTGAACGGTCGCGTCGCAATGCTCGGCGTCATCGCAGCACTCGGTGCGTATGCAGTCACTGGCCAGATCATCCCTGGCATCTGGTAATCGCTCGTAACTCAACTGTTTATGGCCCCGATTACTGGGGCCTTTTCCTATGAATTATCCCGGATCTCTGCCCCAGAATCAGGACATCAACCCTGCAATGATGCAGAAAGAGCAAGCTGTTCAGCAGGTTGCTCAAAACCAGGAAATGCTATCCGAGACAATGGATACGCAAAAAATAAACGCCATTATGGAAGAGGGGCGTCGTGCGATGCGTCGTCAGGATTCGGCGGAACATAAAGGTGAAGCATTGATGCATTACGTCGCTAATGGCATCAAAGCGGCATCACCTTCTGGAGGCGCCGGTGCGCTCGCAGTGCAAGAACGTGGCGGTGCTATGGAAATCGCTAAGAGACTCTTCGGCTGATCTCGTCGTTAGGATTTAAGCCGAGCTGATATCAATTTGTGCGGCTTGCTGGCAGCGACGAAGTATTTGATCAGCTGTCAGCATCAGCACAGAATACTGATGTTCAACACGTAGAGAACGTGATTGAGCAGATAGAGATTTTGCGTGCCAGGGGCATGGGTGATCAAGCTGCTATTCAGCATGGCTTGAACATTTGGGCTGGCAACGAAGAAGAGGTATCAGCCAATCCGCGATTTGCAGCTATTTATGGTGACGTACCAATTAGCCCTCCAGGCAACAATAGCCCTGGCGATACCTCTGATTGAGGGGTTTGAGGGTGTAGAGACTAATGCTTATGTAGATAACGTCGGGGTGCCCACTATTTGCGCCGGGATGACGAAATACCCGGACGGGAGCCCTGTGCGGATAGGGGATAAATGCAGTCGCCCTGTGTGCAGGGCATACCTGCAGACAATGATCGAAGAAATTTATATTCCGAAGCTCATGAACATCCCTGGCTGGGAGCGTCTGGGCAAATGCAGGAGAGCGGCACTGGTTTCCTTTGCTTGGAACCTTGGCCCTAATTTTTATGGAAGAGACGGCTTCGAGTCGATCTCAGAAGTTCTTCGAGCTGGGGCTAAAAATCCCGAGGAGTATAGGAGAATGCCCGAAGCACTCAGTCTGTACACCAAGGCAAAAGGTGTAGAACTTGAGGGTCTAAAAATTCGTCGCGCCGAAGAGGGGCGCGTGTGGTCTAGGGAAGATGACGGAGAAATGATTTTCAGCTGTAGCATCGCTACCTTCTTGCAGAAAGCACCGATTAGCAGTCGATACCTTTCGAGCGAAGGTCGTCAAGGAATTGAACCTGGGGAGACAATTGAAGTCGTTGCAGCCGACTCTCTCCCGGCAAGCCCCTATCAATGGATAACGATCAAAGGCTCGGGCGAACGGTGGACTGTCTATCAGCCTCACTGGCTCGTCAAGGCGGAAGGAGAAGAAATCGAACCAGTAGAAGGCGAGCCAATTGATTGGTCCAATTTCAATCAACGAATCAGCAAGTATTTGACCGTTGGCGAAGTACTTCAGTGGGACTCACGCAGAAGGCCTAACAACGGATCAAAAGAAGAAGAGGAGATCATCTCCCTAGCTAAACAGTTCGACCTCATCAGAGAGGCGTGGGGCGGCCCCATAGGAGTTACCAGTGGTTACAGGCCTGATGCAGTCAACAGAGAAGTAGGGGGAGCGGCTGCCTCTTATCACATTCGCGGCATGGCTCTGGATATCTATCCAGTTGGCGAGAGCTGCTCGACATTTCACAAATGGCTTAGCAGGCGTTGGACAGGGGGTCTTGGCGACGGCTGCCACCAGGGTTTCGTGCACATCGATACCAGAGACGAAGGTCGTTTTTCGCCGAGGGCAGATGGACGACCTTGCTGCATATGGTCCTACTGAGATGGACGACCAAAGAGGTGAAGCCAAATTCATGATTGAGCTCACTTCCGATGAGATCAAGCAGTTGGCTGAAAGCGTTGAATTTCATATCGCCAAGTGGCCTGGCTACCCCGCCGCAGAGAGGGACGAGCAGATCAGGCTCTTGGATCTAAGGATGATCCTGAGGATGCTGATGATGGAAGTCTCCTTCCACAGGGGTAAGGACTAATCGCGCTGTCGCCAGTCGTCGGGCCTGTCTTGGCGAAACCAGGCAGCAATCTCCTCGTCCGAGCCGAAGCCAATTTGATTGGTCGGATCAGGGTCGCCGATATCCATCGCATTGAGGAAATCATCGAGCCCGCCTGGCGGCATCTCGGGATTGTTGGCATGACGTCGAGCCTTGCGAAGCATCTCACTGGCGCTTCGATTGGCTTTGGCGAGCTTGCCGGCCCAGATCATGTCGTCGAGCTTGACCTCCTCGCCAGAAGCAATGCGCTTACAAATGAACTCAAGGCGAAGGCGATATTGAGTCGACAACATGCTTCGATCTGCAAAAAACGATTAACGACCCTGGCCGCGATACTTCTTCCTGCCGGGCTTTGGGCGACTGTGCTGCCCTGAGCCCTGGGTTGTCTTTTTCTTGACCGGCTCAATGTATGAACCGCCCATGAGGCTTTTCTTGATCTTGGCCATCAGACAACACGCACGGCCATTGCGCCGATGTTGAACTGGACTGTGTCACCGGTTTCGACATCCACGCTTGATGTCAGTGATCCAGAAGCAAGGAAGTTGCCCCCGGTCTGGGCATCCCAGACACCGAAATGAGTGACGGTGATGGAAGATGAGTTGTTTGCAGAGGTTGTCAACTGCACAACACTGCTATTGGTGACCTCAAAACCACCACCAGAGGCGGAACCGACAGAGCCGAGAGCTGAGCTAGCAATCTGGGTGCGGTTTGAAGAATTGGTGATTGAGCTAGTTACATCACCATTTGTCCCCGCAGTTCCAGGATCTGCCGAATGCAGAGTGATATAGACATTCGAGAGCGCAGCAGGAAAAGTAGAGCCTTTAACCCAGCTCAGGACTTGCGTCGCAAAATATTGCGAGAATGCCATGGACTTCTCTTATTAGGTGAAAAATAAACGGCCCTTGTTACTAGGGTTAGCCGTACCCGGAGGAAGGCGTTGCACTCAGGGTAGCCACATTGGCGTTGCTAACTATTGCTGCACCAACAATTCTGTGCGTGTGCTTGAGTCTTCCGGTAGGCAGTAATCGTCCGATTGCGACACCACCCATTTTCACTAATGCGCCTTGAGTAGCAGAAGTCAACACCGCTGCACCAGCTGGTGTTTTGATGTCTTCCTGAAGAGGCAGAGCCCCAGAAAGAGGAGCAGTGAGTAGAGCTTGTCCTCGTGGCTTTACGAGTGAGAATCGACCGGATAGCGATGCACTCAGCATCGCGGAGCCATCAAGGCTGACATACCTAATGACTTGTATCGAGACATGATATGGGATGCTTTGCCAGGAACTACCGCTGATAGTGAAGTAATAAACTCCTTTGGGTAAAGGTTCTAGAAACTCTTTTGAGTCCGTGCCGACTATTTCATTTTTATAGGCAAAGCCAAAGTCATTGACCTTGACCGGCTTTTTATTGGAATCCAGTATGCCAACACTGATTTGATTATCTGTAAAACGATTGACCGCTTTTTTGCGAATCAAGAGATCGGCATCACCAAGAGTTTCAATCTTGAAGTACAAAGTCTGGGTGCCGCTCGCAGCGCCAATGGCTCCAGTGAATTCGCCAAGGAAGTTGTCGACTGCGCCCAGGTCTCTGGACTTGCTGACCGAATTGAACTGGACCCGCTCTAGCCTGAGGAAGGAGGGAGAGGTCTTGTCACTGCCTCCCACCCTGCCTTTCGCAGGAGTGAATAAGCCTGTGTCAAGTGGAGAGATGACTTCATTTTTGAAGCCAACCTGCCCTCCCGCGAAGGAAGTCGCTGACGTGGTGACGGTGTCGATCAGCGCTTTGCGCGGGAATAGGTTGAATTCAAGCTCGTAATCTTTACTGCCAATTGGCAGCTTCGAGATCTTGCGCAGGTCACTGCCGTCAACCGCTGGAGTGCTGGCTGAAGAGCCCATCCCAGAGTGATTGGCGCAATAGTAATAGAGGTCTGGAGCACCAACGGCGACAGTAATTCTGGTGAAAGCCCCAGCATTGCCTGGTACGCCACTGGTAGTGACACCAGTTACATACTCTGAGCCGCCACCATGAGTGCCGTTGCTTGTGGTCGAAAAGCGAAGAGGATGATTGTTGTTACTGCCGTCTGACTGGTCGAAGGTGTATGTCCCGCCTTCCGAGAGAGCGAGAACAGCCTGTTGAACGCCATCGACAAAGTATTTATTGCCAGAGCCCGTGCTGACAACAGAGATTCGATAAGTTCTTTCTGAGAGGGTTGTGTCGAAATCGCCGCCATCCACACCAAGTCGGTGACCAAATGGGAACGAGACGGACGACGTCCCAACAGCGAAACTCTCGGTTTGTCCTACAAGCTTTAGAGCTCGCTTGAGCAAGCCATCGCCGAAGCTCGTGACGTATCCCTGAGAGTCGACGTCTTGGTAGAAGCCAAGCGAAAAGTCAACCGACTGCCCAGCCGAGCTGAACGATTGGGTATTGGCGGAATAAATCCGTATGTAATTTGTGAGCGCACGCGGGAATTCAATCGCGAATGCGCCCCGATTGACTCGGAGGGTAGCCGTTAGCAGGCCGGCAGCTGGCGTCCCTAGCGAGAACGATCCACTATCCGCTTGCATGCTTACCTCAAGCGGTGGGTCATGCCAACGTCAGTGCGCCTGATGACTGGTCAAAGTCGATGGTCAAGCTCTCGCCATTGTTCAGAGTGAGAGCAGATCCGTAATCGAAGTAACCGATCAATGGGTCAGCGGGACTGGTTGGTGTGTCGTTGTAGAGATAGATATATCGGAACGGCCCGACCGTCCCGCTCGAGGTCAACGTCAGATCAGCAAGCGTCAATCTATATGTTCCTGAAGTCTGGGCAGAGGTAGATGTAGTGACGCTTCTAGAGCTAAGCCCTGTGTAACTAATTTGAGTGACGTTTGCGAGAACGCAAGTTGTGGTCGCTCCTGTAGGAGGTGTTGACTCGGCAGAAGGAGCGGTATTGCTAAGCGCAACAACGAGTTGATTACTGCCAAGATTGTGGACGCCTTCGCTGAGATGCTCAACGAAGCCGTTCAGTTTATTAAAGACAGCCATTCCGCTGCAGCTTGGTTATGAAGCCAGTCTAAGGAAAAAGAATATGGTTTTATACTTCGTAGATTTTGCATTCTGGATCAGATGGGTGCTCATCACAGAAATCCAAAAACTTTTGACGCAGTCGTGAGTCCTCTGTTACTGCAGAAGGTTTCGGCTTGGAATCTTCAATCGGAGCAAAAAAGATACCACCCTCAGGCTGCTTAGCAGGCTCTGGCTTTTTGATGGGGCAAAAACCATCAACGCAGCCATTCTCGTCAATCATTTTTATCTTCCGTTTTGCTGTGATTGTAAAAAGTCAGGCGCTTCCTCACAAGGGCCAGTTGCAAGGAAGATCGGTTACCAGCCAGTTGAAACTGCAAAAACCCTGGCTCCTGACGTCAGAACGCCTCTGACGCAGTTCTTCTTCGAGGCTCGTTAATCCTATCGAGTGATTAAGTCAACGCTGGGACACGGACAAAGGTCTTGCGCATCGTCTTATGAATATGCGGTCTAATGCTGTTGATCAAATGTTTAGTGCTATCCCGGTCGAACTGAATCCCATAACACTTGTCTTGGCGAGAAATCAAAGTGCATGGAAATCCATTGGAGTTGCACCAGTCAGCAATTACATGATTGTCGTTTGTGCTCAATCGAGTTCGCAGCTTGCCCAGGCGACCAACCACTCGCCCTCGATCTGACCAAAGCGCAGTAAGACCCTCGATACCGCAAATGCTCATCACCTGCGGCGTGATGATCTTCTTGTCTCTTGGATACATCAGTGCATAAGCCCTGTGCAGATCTTCACCACGGACGCGCAAACGAGTTTTGTCGTAGAAGCCATCAGTAGGGATCACATCCCAGAAGTACTCCAACGGCCCTGAGTGCGCGAGGCGCAGCTGTTTGAGCTGGTAGTTGAGATAGACCTTCTCGGTCTCAGGCCGAACGATCTGCAGCCAGGGGCGTCTTCGACTTCCCAGCAGGCTGATGCTGCCCACCCCCAAGCAGTAGCTCAGTGCGCGCTGAACGAATATCGCTGACATCAGGTATATCTCCTGTAAATAAATGAAGACGACTCGGTGGCGCGTACTCAATCAATGACTGCTGAATCTTGACTGCTTCTGGCGCGGTGAAATAGAGGCGAGGCTTGTGTCTGTACTCCTTAAGTTCAGCGCTTGCGCCAGTCAGCATCGCAAGCCAGTTCTGGAGTCTTGAAGCTTCCGCCCAAGTGTTACCAACCCTGGTTAATTGGGCCTCCCTGCTCTTGGTATCAATGCGAGCCCCCTCGGCCCAGCACCAGGCCGCAGCCTTGGCACCAAGTAAATCCAAAGTGGGCTGAGTGATAGCCCTTTCCCCTGCTGGATAGAGCAGGTTATAAACGGCCCTCAGCTTGTTAGTTGACACTCGGAACCGAAGTACTGTTGTCCGCTTACCGTTCTCTCTCGCTGACCCCTTGTAGGGAGTGATTTGCGCTTTTGTCGGAAAGAATTGTCTGAACTCGTTGACTTTGTCCTCCAGAAAAGCAGATGACTTCACGCCTGCCGTGAGTGTCATTTGGATGTATCCACCTGCTGGACTGCGATATGGCACAAGACTGCCATCCACTAAAAGCAAGCCCAGGAGCCCCCTGACGTCCGTTGCGTCCAAAAAGTGTTCCCTATGCGTTCTTCTTATATTAAGACGGAGCACACAATCTGTGTGCTGTATAAACCCTTCAGCTGAGGAATCTCGATCCATGTGGATTGATAATGATTTTCCCAAGCTGCTAGGTGCCGAACTCTATCGGCCCCATCCCGGTTACATCATCGAGATGGCGGTAGAGCCCGTGGTTGTTCACGATTTCGCTAAGCAACCCGGTCAAACTGTTCAGCTCGATCGCTACCGCTTCTGGGGCAATCCTGGTAATAAGGATTCCCGAGAGCGCACAGCTGATCAAACACTGGGCACTGCATCTAGCCGCTCTATTGTTAAAGATAAGGTTCTGGTGAACCTTAAGGAGTACACGGGTCCTGCGGATCCGGCCGACGCTACTTCGCCCAGCACCTTCAAGGTTGCGCGCGAAACTCTGCTGACCGCTCAGCGTTTGCTGCTTGATACCGGCAACCTGAATGTCTTCCACCAAAGCATTGGTTCTCTGACCCTGCTGGATGACTACCGCCGCTGGCGTGACCGCGTCTTCGCTGACGAGCTGTTCAAGGCTGAAGCGAATGGCGAAGCCTCTGATTCTCAGGGTGGCTACTACTACCCGCTCAGCAAGGCAAAGGCAGCGTCTGCACCCTTCCTGACTTACTCTGCTACTGAGTCAGCGAAGTTTGACGTCAAGACCGACCTGCTTCAGGTGGTCAAGGACATGCGCAAGCGCAATGTCCCGACATTCGCCGATGGTTATTACCGTTGCATCGCAGATCCCACTGCAATGATGCACTTGAGGCAAAACGATGCCTTTAGAGAAATCGCGCGATATGCCGGCAACGGTATGGTCAACCCCCTGCAACCTGAGCAGGCTCCCAACGCCAACTTCTTCTATGGCATGGGTCCCGCTTACGGACAAGCAGGTTTCGTAGCTGGTCAGCCTGTAATGCCAACGGGATTCCTATTTGAGGGAGTTCGTTGGTTTGAGTCCACCAACCTGGCTGAGAAGAGCCTTGAAGTTTCGATTAACAGCAGTCAGCAGGTTTACACCGCTGCACCCATGCTGTTCTTCGGCCCTCAGGCAGTCGGCGTAGGCATCGGCGGAAACAATGCCCAGATCCTGCTTAACAATAATGACGACTTTAGTCGCTTCATTATTATGATCTGGTCTCTCTTTGCTGGTTTTGAAGTGCTTAATCGCGACTTCATTACCGTTGCTTACTCATTCGTATTCTGAGGGAGGTAAGTAACCAATGTCTAAGAGAATTTTTCCTGGTAACTTTGTTACCAATCTGAGTAGCTACCAGGGTCAGTGCGTTATTGCAGTCCCCGGTAGGCAGTACTACCACAAGATCGGCTACGCACTTGTCGACTCAACTGGCGGTACGTCTTTCGACGTGATCATCCCCAGCCCCGACAAGCGCGATGACGACAAGCCTCGGGCAAACATCACCGGGCTGGTAGTGCCAGATGGTGCAACCGTTTACTCCCTCGGCTTGCGCGTGACTGACAACCGCAAGGAGAAGGACAAGGGCGATGCCGCTTCTGGCCTGGTTGGCACCAACACCAACCGTCTGAAGCTTGCAACTGCTGTGAACTCCACCGCTGGCGGTGTGATCTCCAGCTCTGCGCTCGGAACCAACTCAGCAAGCCTGGCTGTCGCTTCAACCACCGTTGCCCCAGGCACTGGTCGTTTTAGCGCTGCTGGTACTGCTGTGAGCGGAGCAAAGACCCTCAAGGTCTTCGTTACCGACAGCACCGGTGCATCCGCTGGCTCTGCCCTGACCTCCACGGCCACTGGCGGCAGCTACATCATCTGCGAAGTCTCCTACTACCTGGATGACGACGTAGCCACAACTGATGACACAATCCTGCCTTATCTGACTGAGTCCTGATACGGCGATTGTTTCCCTAGGATGAGGGCTATTGGGTGACCATAGCCCTCATTTTTTTGTACATATGGCTCTGTACCAGAACACTAAAACTGGCCAGCTTGTTGAATTCATTGGCTACCACGACAAGGAGTGGGCAATGGTCAAGAATTCAAGCGGTCAAGTTGCTTACGTTGCCTTGAATGATCTTGAGAGCTATGAGGCAAACAAAGGTAGAACGGGTACAGTCCCTCAGCCTCAGTCAGCTGAAGTAGAGGTTGACGAAGACAAAATGCCCGAAACCATTATTCCGGCTGACACTCGTCTGAACCTCAATGCTGCGACAGCTGAAGCTATTGCCAAGCATGTCAAAGGCATCGGATATGCCACAGCGAAGAAGATTATTGAACTTCGACTCTCCCTGCCTGGCGAGCGTTTCAAGAGCTTCGATCAGCTCAAGAAGATTGGGCGTGTGGATTGGGACGAAGTAATCGCTGCAGACCTAACTTACATTGCTTGATTCTCATAGAATTAGATCAGGTCGCTGATTATCATGGAGCTCAACGACTTCGATAAAAGCCGTTGTCGCTTCCATTTGGGGTACAACGTAGGAGCAAATCTTCCGGCAGGCGATATCGCCAGGCTGGAAGAAGCTTTGGCAAGGATCCCGGATAGCTATTTCTATTCGAGAATCCTTGAACACATTGAGCGGTGCGATAAAGCCTTCAAGGTTTCGCAGATCTTCAGGGTTGAAGACCAGCCGCAGCCCAGTCGCGTTGAGCGAATTACTGGTGACACGGATCGAGCGATCTTCCAGTCCGAGCCGCTTAAGGCCTCAAAGGACTATTGGGAGGTCTATTTAAGAGAGACCGACCTCTTAGCTCAAACGCTTTATGTAGCGAATTATCGCCGCGATGAGGTTCGTCGTTATGCATACGACAGAGCTGGAGCTGAATACATCATGGGCGTCCCTGGCCCAGCAGACACAGCGGTCGGCACTCGAATTTTGCAGGCCCAAGGCGCAATGAACTGGAGGTAATCAATGGCTCAAGGTCAATGGGTGACAGTCCCAGGCAACCTGACTCAATCAGGAAAGCCTGAACGTCGCTATCAAATGAAGAGCGGCCAATACAGGACTACTGAGCCACGTAGTGCTGAGTGGTACGACGAGATGTATGTCAAACCCACTAGCAATGCGGTCGGAGGCATCCGTGATTTTTTAGGGGGCCTTGCGATTGTCAAAGGGGCAATGAATCCGGACCCGACACCGAAGCCGCAACAGAAAGGTCCAACCTCTTTTGCAGATGCCCTAGTAGGTACTCCATTCGTACTAAATGGCGTCCTTGGGTTCAAGAACCAGGACGGTAATTTTCAAGCCAGAGGCGACATGGAAGGGCCTGTCGATGGATTAACGATTGATGAATCCTCTCTCCCATCTCAGGAGAATCCGCTGGGTCCAGAGCAACCCAGAAGCACAGGTCTTTCCGATGACGCGGACGTTCGTCAGTCCGCACTGGATGCGATGCGTCAGCAATACGCTCCAAGCACTGGCATCTATGACACCGATGCTGGCAAAGCAATGCTTGCCATGGCTCAGCAGAACCAACTGTCTGGCGAAGGCAATCTTGCTGACTACTACGGCGCTCAGCAAAAAGTCGGTGCTGGCCTGAGCGACGAAATCATCGGTGCCATGGGTTACGAAGGTCCTATGGCCGAATGGGCGAAAGCTAACCCAGCGTTGGCGATGCGCGAATACAACAAGAAGTTCGCCAATTCATACGAAGGCTCAGGCCCTGGCGATGAAGCCATTCAGCAAGCGATGGATCAGGGTCAGTTCTTCCCTTCACAAGGGAGTCCTAATCCGCTGGGAACAACAGGCCAGCCTCGTGAAGCAAACACCCAGGCAACCAGTGCCATGCAGAACACGATGTCCCAAAAAGCATCAGAAGCTGGCCTGCAAGGTAAGTCAATGCTGATGGCCTTATTGAACAAGATGGAAGCTGACAACATGAAAAGAATGGGAGCCCAGCGATGACTAAGCCCTCACATTCCAACGAAGACTTTTATAAGCACCGTAGGGGTCCCAAACGTGCCACTCGGATGAACGACTGGTACGAAGATACAACAGGTCATCGCGAGACGAAAAACTTTTTCAGCGCGACGCCAAATGGTGTACCTAACAACCCTAATAATTTTCAGTCCTTCACGCCTGCAAGCAGCCACTTCGCTCCTAGCGGGCAACCCGATGGTGATGTTGTCTTCCGCCGTAATCCTTACGGTGATGGCGAGCAGATAGTTGAACAAGATTTGCCAGTTGCCTCGAGACCAACTCAGCAGGGCAAGTACTTCAACAATGCCCCAACTGATCCGAAATTAGACCGCCCTAATTTCATGCAAAGCCCTGGCCCCGCGACTGGCATGAGTACGAGCTTCAGTGGCTTTGGTAAAGGCCCTGGCCGCAACATCAAACGCCGTACTGATAGCAAGAAAGCTCAGTAAGATTAGTTAAACAGGAGTTGTAAATTGGCAACCAGTAGTTCTAACAAAATGCCGCTGCTGGTTGACAGGCCGCTGCATTCCTTTGCATCGGTCGGCGGCGCAGCTGCCTTGACCGATGCCACGAATTTAAACACTCCAAGTGGTGGAGGCTGTGTACTGCTAGTTGACTGCCTAAGTAACGACGGTGCGGTGGTTGACAGTTTATCGATCATTGCGAATGAAGCCAGTACAACTGCCTCTAAGGTGCTTGCCTTCCTGAGTATTGCAACGGCGCCAGCCTCGATTACATCGGCCAACACAGTCTGCGTTGCAAGCGCGACAATCTCTTCTTCGGCTATTGGTGATCGCACCAATATCTCACTACCAGCATTAAGCGTTCCTGTCCCGAACCTTGCGGGGCCAGCCGCAACAACCACGACTTTTGCCTCAGAGCTGGATAAGAAAAATACCGGTCTATATGTACCTTCAGGTGCTGTCCTCTACGTCGGGGTGAGTGCAGCTTTGACAGCGCCTAGTTCTGCTACTCGAGTCAACGTCTTTGCTCAGGGAGGTTTCTTCTGATGAATTATGAGCAACTCATTAATGAGTTTTATCAGAATTACCTAGGCCGAGCGCCAGACGAAGAGGGCCGGAAAGGCTACTTGGCCCAGATGCAAGGCGGGCGCAATCCCTATGAGATTGCCTACGAAATCCAGGGCTCAGATGAAGGCAGGGCGTACAAGGCAAGGCAGGCGTTTGATAATCAGCGAGCAATTGATGTTGCTAATACGAAGGCAAGAGATATTCAAGCTAAATACGATCAAGCGGCAGGTGAACGAGATAAGCTCCAAGAGAGAATCGGTGGCTATGAAGGTCGCATCAAAGGTTTTGAAGACGATATTGAGGATTACAAGGAAAGACAAATTCAGCTTGCAGGGCAATACCAAACTGCCCTAGGGCAGGTTCAGGATTGGACGACTAAGGCCGGCGAGTACCAGCGCGCTGCGTCTGACTGGGAAAATCAATTCCAGTCGAAATCTGCTGAATACCAAGCTGCCAGACAGGAGGCCGAACGCTATCGCAACGAGGCAGTAGGTCGTCAGCTGGCTGGGCTTCGCAGCGGTTCAACTATTGGCGGTTCAAACGCTGGTGGAGCTGAAAGAGGAAGTCTTGCTTCAGGCGGGACCGGATACCGGTCAGCCGACGACAAGGCTGTTCAAATCGAGAAGAATATCCAAGCAGAAAGCGGCGCACTGTCACGCAAAGGCCCAGTCGTTGAGCGAATAGCCCGAGCTGAGCCACGCAGAGCAGCATCATCTGGTGGAGGCCAGGCTCCTCCAACTCAATCATCCAGTTACTACGCAAGTCGTTTTAGGTAATGTCGATACTCCACCAGTTCCGAGGCGATCAAGGAGGCTTCGGACTCAAGTCATACCAAAGAGCCCGAGCTGCTGGCCTAAACCCCAAGCAGATTGCTGCTGCAATTGGCCCCTCTGGAATGCCAATGGGCTGGAGGGCTAGGGATGCAATTATCAGGGATACCGCTTACCAGGCTGAAGGTCTTAAGCAACAGAGAAATGCAGCACAGGACGAAGCTGCGAAATTGCGCGGTGAGTATGAGGGGCGAATCCGAGACTTTGAGAGTCGGCTGGAAGACTACAAGGGCCAAGTCAGCACGCTGACCGATCAGTACCAGGGAGCTCTCCAGCAGTCCCAGGAATACCAGCAATCAGCCGCAGACTTTGAAGACAAGTTCAACCGGCGAACAACTGAGTTTGAGGCAGCGAGACAAGAAGCCAATCGCTACCGAGAGGAAGCAGTCGGACAGCAACTGCGAGCGATCCGATCAGGCGCGACAACGGGAGGTCGCCAGCAGACTACAAGCGGAATTGCCGATCTAAGTGGAGGTGATGCCAGGTTCCAAGACTCGGGTGACGACAGTGCAATCACAAAAGCGGCAAAAGCAGAAGGTGGTTTGACCGACAGCGTCTTGAGTCGCAAAGGCCCGGTAGTCGAACGCATGCAAACAGCACAGCGCCGTCAAACAGCTCCGAGTGGAGCTCCATCGGCTGGACTCTCTAGCGGTAGAGGAGCTGCCGGTTATTACGCCTCAAGGTTCCGTTGATGTTGGTTATCGCAAGCACTGTGTTGATGGCATCAGTCACGGTCTTCTTCGCGCACCTCTGGGACTGCCGACCAGCGTCATCGCGGCATAGAAAAAACCATGGCTAAGGGTCTGGGCTCCTTTGGTCGGAATTTCAAGTTCTCGTCCGTCAAGAAGCCAGTACCGCAAAAGGCCAAGGGTTTGTACCCCAGCGCCGGGACAGGAGCGGGTGAGTACGGATCCGTTCAGTTCCCTACTGTCATTGAGCAGTACAACCGAGAGTCCGACTACAAGCGATGGAAGCTTGGCCAGGAGTACTACTTCGGCAAAGGGCGCACCTGGGGAGACAGGCAGTTCAACATCCTGGCCAGGTTCCTTAACCAGAACCCATCCTCGACTGCTGACGAAATCGAGACGACAGGAAGCCGAGAGGTTGTCACGCTGTTCCCTAGTGCAACAAGCCCGGAGAACGCTTGGTATGTAGCCACCAGGGTTAGGGGGAGCTTTTTATTCCCCCAGGCAATCCAGTCCTCTGCATTGACTTACAACCAATCTGATCCAGACCCCAGCAACCACACGATCACCTACAACGTCACGGGCATCTACAACGCTCAACAGCTAGGTATCTACAACGTCTGCATCGGCGACCAATTCGAGGACTCGGCTTCTGGACCAAGCTTTCCAGACGATCTGGTTAGGCAAGACACTGACGCAGTTGCCTTCACGCTGATTGCCGTCTCCACGGCGAGCATGACGATGACATTTGACTTGTCGAAACCTCACCGACGAGTCAACCGTAATGGGAATATCTACTGGAAGAAAGAGAAATATGACCCTGATGATCCGACCGTTCCAGTTCTGAAATGGAAGGATGATGGCTCGAAGTATCTGGCATCATCGTTCACATTCTTCTGTTGTTGCCCTGATTGCCTGGGAGGAGCAGTCGCGAACCTGGATACCGTTCAGTCAAAAGCGACTCTCGACACATTCCCTCTGCCCAACGCAAACAGAAGTGTCATCAGTGCCTGGGAGAGCGAAGGCGTCGGCTACTACCGGCAGTGGCGGTCTCTCGCTAGTCGCAAGGATCAACGTCGCGAGTGCAAACACATTCACGCACAGCGATGGGCATGCGGCGTCCCATGGCTTGAGCCTGATGACTATCCCACAGCATCCGAAAGGGATGTACTGGAATTCATGGCTTCAGCCGAGAAAGCCTTGGACCCCGAGGAGTATTTGAGATACTTCAGAAATCGCCGGTTGAGCTTCGATCGTTTTGTGCTGACAATTGCCGAATCAGCAGGACTGACTCTTTTCCCAGGCGGTGATGTCCGCGAGAACATTAGGCCGAGCAATTTGCCGATGCTCTGGAACGACCGAATTGAACCACTTGCTTCCTGGTGCAGAAACAATGATTGGTGGATGGAACGAGGTACTCAGAACTTAAAGTGCTTCAACGCAACAACACAGCAATTTCAAGACACAGTGCCAAAAGGTGGTGTGGATTATCCGATCCTTGAGTTCCTATCGGATACAGCACCAACTACGCCAAAGATAGTTCCTTAAGCCATTTAGAATACGCGAGGAGGCAATAACATAAGCCGTGGCAACTGAGCCTCTTAATCCTCGCGTTCAACCTCTTTTTGGAGGTCGGTACGCAGAAAATACATCAGGCATTATTGCCGCAATTAATGCATGCATTGACGCTGCTGGAGGCACCGTGACGACATATCCCTCCAATACAGCTGGAATCATTCAGGCATTGATTGATCTTGAAGCAGCGATCAGCGGCACTTCTGGTAATTCGTCGATCGTCCCAGCAACCTCAGGCGAAGCGCTGGCTGAAGGTGATGTTGTCTACGTGAAGGCCTCGGACGGCAAGATTTACAAGGCCACAAACGCAGCTACTTTCGAGCGGGCCAATGCTTTAGGCATGGTCAAAGAGACAGTGTCCGCAGCTGATCAACCGGTAAAGATTGTGGTGCGTGGCCCATGCGACGGATACACGGGGTTGACCATCGGGTCTGAATACTTCCTGGGTCTTGATGGAGCGATTACGACTACCGCCCCAAGTGGCGGAGGCTTGTATTCAGTCCAGGTAGGCACAGCAGTCTCGGCCACAAAGCTTGATGTCCACCCTGTAACTCCAGCGCTGACTACCTGATGAATCGTTTCGCACTCGTTTTAGTCAATGGCGTTGTGCAAGAAATGCCGATCAATGATCGGATTGAGCACAGTGCGAATATCCCCCGGCAGGCAAATGCCCCGAGTCCTGCGGTCTCTGGTGATCAATGGTTTGACACCAGCACCTCCCGCTTCATGCTGTATGACGGCTCGCAGTGGACAACGGTTGGTGGTGATAACGCATCAGCTATCGCCACGGCGAACCAGGCTCTAGCTGCAACGGCTGATGTCTACAAAGAAGTAGCCAATGTCGCGGCGATTTCAGCCAGTCCCGCCAACGGCGACAAGATCGAGCTTCTCGATTCAACAGGGGTTCAAAGTTTTAGCCCGCTTAGCGGCCTGCCTTCTGGATTTGTAGGTGCGTCAAACCTACTGGTGAGGCTTGAATACAACAGCAGCGGCAGTAGTTGGGAGTTTCGCAGCTTTGCAGCAAAAGACCCAGATGGTCGATATGTAAAGAACGCAGCGAATTACACGCTGACGCTACCGGCTAGTTCTGGTTCAAACGGCAACGTCCTGAAGACTGATGGCAGTGGCAATGCATCGTGGGGTTCTGCGGATGTAGTTGCCGACACGACACCGCAACTTGGTGGTGATTTGGACTGTAACGCTAATAATATTACCGGTACAGTTCTAATAACTGGCAGCACACCCTCTTTAAGGGGAACTGGTGCGAGTGGGTCTGCGTCATTGTCAAACTATGGGACTGATACAAGTAGTGTCGACAGCAGGCTGGAGCTGCAGCCAGAGAAATTAGAGCTTTACTTTGGCAGTGAGCACTATCTAGATATTGGCAGCGCCTCTGGATCGCAGGACCTGCGGATCATGAAGGATGGGAGTGGCATTGGTTTTTATGGGGGCAGCGCAAGTAACTATCTGACGATTCGTCCACCAGCCACATTTACTACAACTACATACGTTTTACCGGCAGCAGATGGCTCAGCCGGTCAGGCCATTATCACTGATGGAAATGGTGTTCTTTCATTCGGAAATGTCGGCGGGCAGTTCGTTGAGACTCCCCAGACATTGACCGAAAACAAAGTGATTGCAGCCAATATCAACGCATCGTGCAATGGGCCAATAGCGCTAGATTCAGGTGTAACAGTGACTGTTGGGTCGAACTCAAGTCTTGCAATCAGAAACTAATTAATCATGGCTTACGGAAAGATCAAGGCAGACACTCTGACCTTCGACAACTCTGGTACAGATAGCGACATTGCAGTAAGCGGGATCCCAACAGCGGCTCAGCTAAATGCAAAAGCCAATACGTCTGACATTGGGTCGACAATTCAAGCGTTCGACGCAGATACGGCGAAAACTGATGTCGCCCAAAGTTATACGGCTGCGCAGCGCGGAGCGATTACGACACTGACCCCAGGAGCAACTGTGACTCCGGACTTTGCTGTATCAAATAATTTTTCATTAACTCTTGGACAGGCGACAACAATTGCAAACCCGACAAATTTAGTCGCTGGTCAATCAGGTTCAATCTTTCTTGTCCAAGGCGGCACAGCCTACACGGGCCAGTGGGGAAGTTCATGGGATTTCGCTGGCGGGACAGCACCGACACTAAGCGCGGCTAACAAAGTAGATCGAGTGGATTACATCGTGAGATCCGGTACATCAATCCACGCGGTCTTTACTGGAGACTATTCATGAGCGTAATTAATACCAGTGCACTTGCTGGCGCTTCCGGCCAGGCGGCAGGTGGTGGCTACAAGGTTGAACGTAGTCTGAGGTTTAATGATGCTGACGACACATCGCTCAGTTTCACTCCGTCATCTGCAGGAAACCGCAAAACGTGGACATTGTCTTCTTGGGTAAAGCTGAGCAACGATGACTATGGAAACCTTTTTGCAAATTTGGTCGACAATAACAATGGACTTTACGTCTATTGGCAAAGCGAACGTTTGTACATAAGTGATTACAATACATCGGGTGGAGCGGGATTATATACAACTCGTGTATTTCGTGATTACTCAAGTTGGTATCACATCGTAATTGCAATGGACTCTACTCAGGCTACAGCGTCTGACAGAGTAAAGCTCTACATCAATGGTGTGCAGCAAACATTAGCTGGTTCTCAACCAAGCCAAGATGTTGAGGGTAGATGGAACGCCGCACAAACCCACTATATCGGTCAGCAAAGCAATAATGTTACTGACTATAACTTAGACGGCTACTTAGCAGATGTACACTTCGTCGACGGTCAAGCTCTAGCTGCATCTGACTTCGGAGAATACGACGACAACAACGTATGGCAACCGAAGAAGTACGACGGTACTTACGGTAATAACGGTTGGAAACTTGATTTCTCTGACAACAGCTCTGACAGTGCGTTAGGTACTGATAGCAGTGGTAATGGGAATAATTGGACGGTTAATAACCTTACTGCTGGTATAAACAGTATCTCTAGCCCTAACAGCCCTGGATGGGCTAGCGCAGGTTCGAACTGGTCGGTAAGTAATTCAAACCAAGACGCCGATTACAGCGGTAGCAGCTCTTACTCGACCCAGTTAGCAACCGCGCTCTCTAATAACACTACTTATCATTTTTTCCTTGAGCAGTATGCAGGCTCAGGCGATAGTTATGGTGGTTGGTTCTTTTCTACTGATAGTTCTGAAGGTGGAACAGTGCCTAATGAATTAAATGACAACACACTGGGTATGCGTGTTGGTCACAGCACTATCGGAGCACATGGGTCTTATGCAACTGCAAACGGCGTATCTAGTGGCCAAAGTGCTCTTTCTGGCTTTAGTAGCATTGAGGCAAACGCTAGCGGTGGCGCTGCAACTACTACTGAGTTTGTAATTAATACTTCAGTTGATAAGGTTTGGGTAAGACCAGTAGGAGGAAGCTGGATTGGCGGTGGCGATCCGTCCAATACATCAAGTACAGCATCTTTCAACATAGTCAGTGATAGTACTCAGTACTTTGCGTATATAGCTTATGCCAGCGGTACATACGCCAAATTTAAAACAAGCGTTGGCGATGCATCAACTATAGACTGCCTCCGCGATTCCCCAACCAACGGCGACACGGCAAACGACACTGGTGCGGGGGGGCAACTCAATGGAAATTATTGTACGTTCAATCCTTTAGGTGTTAATGGCGTCGGCAGTACGCAATACACTTACTCTGATGGAAACTTAGTCGCTAATAACGTAACTGGTGCTTATGGCTATGCTACCGGAACTATCTATGCTAAATCGGGGAAATGGTATGCTGAATTTGTGCCTGGAACAGGCTTAGATACTATTTATGATTACATCGGAATTACTGCTGCAAATTCAAATAGAATTTATCCTGGGGAAGTAGATAATGGATATTGGTACAAAGGCAATGGTAATAAAGTAAGCAATGCTGGCTATATAGGTACTTCCTATGGCGCTACTTACGCAGCAGGAGACGTTATTGGTGTTGCTCTTGATCTTGACAATTATACTGTCACTTTCTATAAAAACGGTGTAAGTCAAGGTGTAGCATTTACAGGATTAGATTCCAGTACATCGTGGACATTTTCAGTAGGTGATTATGCCAGTGGAACTACAGCAGTTACTTTTACAGCAAACTTTGGCCAACGCCCCTTCGCCTACCCTTTGAGTGGCTACAAGTGTTTAAACACCGCGTCATTGCCGACCCCAACGATTGAGGACCCGAGTAAGCATTTTGATATTAAGTTGTGGACCGGTAACGGGAGCACTCAAAACATAACTGGTTACAGCTTTTCTCCAGACCTTGTATGGACTAAACGAAGAGACAACTCAGGTTTCCATGCTTTGTTTGATCCTATTAGAGATGTGCATAACGCACTTAAAAGTAATTCAGCAAACGGCACTCATACCGATAATGGGCTTCTCACTGCGTTTAATAGCGATGGTTTCAGTATAGGTAGCGCAGGCGACATTAACGGCAATAACAACACATACGTTGGTTG